ATGTGTCGTATATTTGACTCAAACAAATTTACATCATGAACCCTAAAGACACCCTCTTCTTTGCCGAAATGTATTCTCTCGTCAAAAAGATGGAGGAGACAATTGATGAGTTCGAAATGAAAGACCGAACCCTTGCTTCTATAGTTGTTGGAGTCATAGACTTTGATGCCGTTGAAGAGGAGGATGACAGCGCAGAAATGAAAACAATGTACAGCTTCAACCTTGAAAACAGGGAAGAGCTAGAAACATTAAAGCAGGTTATGGATACCGCTTACGCGGACGACGACTCATTAGATGGTCTTCTTGGTGGATTGGGCATATCCCTGAACTAATGGAAGGACTTATTAGGAAAATTGTAATCGGAAAAGACCCGAAGAACGGCATGGCTTATTATGTTGGCATGCGAGCTGGCTCAGGTAACGTTTCCGCCATTATAATGGACGAGGAGCATCTGTATAGATTTAAGAAAAAAAGATATTTAATTTACATCGAAGAAGAAGACTCCACTATGCTTTGGAAGGCTGTAGATTCCATGCCTTGCGTGTTGGAGTTCGACTTAAATTTTTAATTAATGAAGACCCTAAACTTTTTTATTGTCCACCTGGAGAAAAGATTGAACGACACAATCAAGACAGCAGGCGGGCTTGATCTTTATTTAGATCCCAAATACGATGAATTCAAAAATCGAATCAATGAAGGAGAGGTGGTTGCTTCGCCCCTTAAACACAATACTGGCGTTCAAGTGGGCGACACCCTTTACTTCCATCATCATGTTGTTATTAATAAAGGTCAGCCTCTTACTGGTAACGACAATCACTACATTGTTATGTATGATCCTGATCACGCCATCAACTCTCAGGCTTTTGCTTACAAGTCTAAAGGAACTGGGGAGATTTATGCGCTCTCTAACTGGGCAATTCTCGAGCATGTGGTGGAGGAAGAAGAGGTTAAATCGGACCTTATCGAAATTGTCAAGCTGGAAAAGAGCCCTGTACGCAAAGGCCGTTTATCATTCTCGAATGATAGGTCTGACGCTCTAGGCGTAAATGTTGGAGATGTAGTTGGTTTCCCAAAGAAGATGGATTACAAATTTACTCTTGGCGACAAAGAGTATTATCGAACCCGTCTTGATGACTTAATGTATAAAGAAATTTAATTTACATGTACGAGACGGATCTAATGTCCAGTAAGTTTACCACCATAAGCGCCTCAAAAAGGCTTATGCAGAGTATGGAGGTAGCCATAGATAATATGATTGAAGAAGTTAAAAAACCTGTAGACCCTGAGGCAGGTGGTTCAGCACGTAAGGCTGAGTTGCAGTCGATAAAACAAACAGCTATTGATTGTAAAGAGCTTTTGGTGGAGCGTCAGAGGTTAGAGCAAATGGTAAAAGAACTTAGCGAAAATGGAGAAATCGAAAAAGAAAAAGACTATTCAGGAGGGTTTGCAGAAAGATTTTCTAAATAACCAAACGATCAGCGATTATTACTTAAACGAAAACTACTGTGTGATTTACACGCCTTCGTAGCTCAGCTGGATAGAGCAACAGCCTTCTAAGCTGTGGGTCCTAGGTTCGAGTCCTAGCGGGGGTACAAATTAAATTAACAATTATGCCAGACTTATATTGCCCAGACTGCGGAAAAGAAAGGTTCGAAAAAAGCCTGACTATGCGCGTTAAAGATGGAGAAACCTATTACGTAGAAGGTCAGTGCGAATGCGGTTCTCAGATGAAACTTACAAATCCTAAAAAAGGAGTCCCTTCGTTAAGTAGGATGAATTCTCACGGCCAAAGTTATTAATGGATATTTTAACCGACATAGAAGGTTATGATACTAAAGGTATTAAAATCGACCCTAACGGTACAGAAGGAGAAACTGTCGAACTCCATGGGTTATTCGTGGTGCTTCCAAAGAAACCGACCAGATCGAAGATTCTCTTCCATGACCAGCCAAAGCAGCTGCAAATGTGGAAGCGGATACCTATGCCAGAAGAATTGCAGAGGATTCGAAGTATGGATGAGTGGCTCGAAAAACCATCCGAGTTTCGAAAAAAGTTTCGTTCTTACATCGAACAGGAGTTTCAGCGTAGGCGTGACGGTGTTTGGTTTTACAATAATGGGAAACCTACGTACATTACAGGGCGGCACTATATGTTTTTACAGTGGTCTAAAATTGATATCGGATATCCATCATACCTTGCTTTTCAAAAAGACATCTTTACCCATATGGCTGCTTGCGAGGTTGATCCTCGTTGTCTCGGTCAGCTTTATACTAAGTGTCGTCGTTCTGGCTACACTAATATATGCAGCTCTGTACTTGTGGATGAAGCTAGTCAAGTTAAAGAAAAGCTTCTGGGGATACAGTCAAAGACTGGTAAAGACTCTCAGGAAAATATATTCATGAAAAAAGTGGTGGCTATATTTCGTAGCTATCCATTCTTTTTTAAACCCATCCAAGACGGCACTACAAACCCTAGGATGGAATTAGCATTCCGCGAGCCTTCTAAGCGTATCACTAAAAACAATAAAACCTCTCACCGAGGGGACGCTCTGAATTCAGTCATAAACTGGAAGAACACCACCAACAACGCTTATGACGGTGAAAAACTACATATGCTTTACCTGGACGAAGCTGGTAAGTGGGAGAAACCCACTGACATCAGAGAAGCATGGAGGATCGAAAGAACCTGTTTGATTGTAGGCAAGAAAGTTATAGGTAAGGCAATGGTCGGAAGTACTGTAAACCCCATGAATAAAGGAGGGGAAGAGTATAGGGATTTGTGGAAAGACTCCGATCCGAACGAAAGAAATCAAAACGGTAGAACTAGGTCTGGACTGTATAGGATATTTATTCCTGCCTATAATGCGTTAGAGGGATTTTTTGATATGTATGGGAACGCAGTCGTAGACGATCCCGACCAGAGCGTACAAATACATGGCATAGATGGAGACGTTATAGATATAGGCAGTCGAAAATACTTAAAAAACGAACGTCAGTCCTTCAAAGATGACCCCTCTGAGCTTAACGAGATAATTAGGCAATTTCCTTTTACTGAAGACGAAGCGTTCAGGGACAGCATTGAGGGCAGTTTATTTAACATAGGTAAGATTTACCAGCAGATAGATCACAATGAGTCTTTATATCCTAACCCTGTAGTTAAAGGCAATTTTGTATGGAGATCTAAGGACGAGGAAGTTGTTTTTTCTCCAGATCCCAACGGTAGGTTTAGGGTGTCTTGGATGCCTCCCGATTATTTAAGAAACAAGAAGTGCGAAGAAAGAGGTAAAAAGGTAGCCCCTAATTCGCATATAGGTGTTGGAGGCGTTGACTCTTATGATCTTGACTCTACGGTAGACGGAAGAGGCTCTAAGGGAGCTTTGCACATGTACAATAAGTTTAGCATGGACGCTCCTTGTAATATGTTTGTGGTTGAATATGCTTCTCGTCCAGACCTCGCAAGCATTTTTTATGAAGACGTGCTGATGTGTGCTTTTTTTTACGGGTATCCTTTGCTTGTCGAAAACAATAAGTATGGTATCGTAAGATACTTTGAGTCAAGAGGTTATGAGGGATACTTAATGGATAGACCTGATCACCTTAAAACTGGTAATTCTTCCGCAAACGTGAGGACTAAAGGCATTCCGTCTAACTCTCAGGATGTTATACAGTCACATGCTCAGTCGATTGAGGCTTACATACACGACCATGTAGGCATAAAAGCAGAGACAGCAGAGCTTGGCAATATGTATTTCAACAAAACCCTTGAGGATTGGATAGGATATAAAATAGATAAAAGAACTAAATTTGACTTGACTATAAGTTCTGGCCTGGCCCTTCTTGGCGCTCAAAAGGTGAAGAAGGAAAAAATAGAAACTAACTTCTCTGAAAAGAAGTTTTTTAGGACTCATAAGCCAAAAGCTTGGCACTTCTAGTTTTACTATATTTGCATCGGAGTTATAATAACTCAGCCTACTGCAAATGCAAAGCAATAACAAAAAATCTAGTTTCCCAGATCCGCTAGCTTCTTCTGAACAGAAACAAAGCAAGGGCTATGGTCTCAATTACGCTAAGGCTGTCTATGGACAGTGGGGTAAGATGGGTCAGCAAAACTCTATATTCGGAAACAGAAAAAAAACGTTTGAAAGAAACAGGCGTTACGCGAACGGAACTCAAGACACAGCTATATACAAGTCATTACTTACTTCTTTAGATCCAAACAATGGAGATGGGAGTATGCTAAATATTGACTTTACCCCCGTTCCTGTACTTCCTAAGTTTGTTCGAATCGTAGTTAACAAAATTCTATCACTTTCTCCATACCCTAATCTAGAGGCTATTGATCCTTTATCTTCTTCAGAAAAAGACAAAGAAAGAAGAAAGGTGGAGATGATGATTCAGACCAAGAAAGAGCTAGCTAAGATAGAGGATAAGACAGGCGTAAGTGTAGGGATGAATTCAAAGGATATACCAGAAACTTTGGAAGAGGCGGAAATATTTATAGGCAATAACATAAAGTCATCTTCAGAAATTGCCGCTCAGATAGGTACAAACCTAACTCTTGAGTGGAATGATTTTAATGACTCTACTTTACGGAGATGTGTTAACGACCTTGCCATTACAGGCATGGCTGTTGTGAAAAGGTCTAACGATCCTAACTACGGCATAAAAGCTGACTACATAGACCCTGTAAACTTTGTTCACAGCTTTACTGAAGATCCAGATTTTGGAGACCTTACCTATGCTGGTCATGTTCGATACATACCCATCCAAGAGTTGAAGCGAATGGCAGGTGATCAATTTACGGAAGAGGAATTTAAAGAAATAGCAAGTAAAGCTCAGAAGAAGTACGGATACGATGCAGGGAAGCTGAGTCAGTCTTCTTACGATAGGGTAAACAATCAGTCTAGCTTCGGTTACGATGAGTATATGGTTGAGGTGCTTGATTTTGAGTTTATGTCGGTTGATTGCGAATACTTTGAGAGTAAAGAAAGCCGATATGGGAATATAGGATTTTACTCTAAAGGAGAATCTTATAAAGGCCCGCAAAACTCGGTCTTTAATAGGGATGTCGTTAAGCTTGAGTCCGCTTCTGTTTATGGCGGTTGCTACGTTTTAGGAACGGACTTTTTATTTAACTACGGCAAGAAGAACAACATACCTAAGAACATACACGACATATCAAAAACTAATCTTTCTTATTCTGCGTGCTCTACCAACATTTTGGACATGATGCCAAAATCTATGGTTGACAGCTGTATTGGATTTGCCGATCAGCTTCAGATTACGCATTTAAAGATTCAGCAGTCAGTTGCAAAGGCAAAGCCAGACGGGATAATTATTGATATTGAAGGATTGGAAAATGTTCAGTTGGGGAAAGGGGGTGACCTACAGCCGTTGGAGCTTCATGACATATATGAGCAGACGGGTGTGTTTTATTATAGAAGTAAAAACCCAGAAGGGGGGTTCCAAAACCCGCCTATCCGAGAAATAGGAAATAGTATTCGAAACATCAACGAGCTGATAGGGCTTTATAACCACTACTTAAGAATGATTCGTGATGCAACAGGCATTAACGAGGTTATGGACGCTTCTTCCCCCAAAGGAGACGCACTTGTGGGGGTTAGACAGCAAGCTTTAGCTGCGGCCAATAACGCCATATATGATATTACTAATTCATCTATGGTTTTGTATAAAAAGGTTTGCAGCGACATCGTTAAGTGCTTGCAGGTTATCCATCCAGATTCTGTATTATATCGTATTTATGAAAACGCTATCGGTCAAGAAAATATGTCTGTTTTAAGTTCTTTCCAAAACTTAGCGATGTATAACTTCGGGATTCGTGTAGTTAAAGAGATGGAAGAGGGGGAGCGTCAATATCTAGAGCAAAACATCCAGATAGCTTTATCGCAGAAAGAAATAGACTTAGAGGACGCTATTGCTGTTCGTCAGCTGAAGGACATTAATCAAGCGGAAAGGCTGTTAATTGTTCGAAGAAAAAAGCGTATTGCGATGAATCAGCAAATGGCTATGCAAAACTCTCAGCAACAGGCCCAGATTCAACAGGTCTCTGCTCAGGCCACTTCTCAGGCCAGGCAACAAGAGATGCAAATGGAGGCTCAGCTAAAATCTCAAGAGATGCAACTTAAAGGTCAGCTTGAGGCGCAACTTGAAAGCGTGAAACACGAGTTTAGGAAGGAAATTGAGATGATCAAGGCTCAGGCTACTTTAGGATTTAAAGAAGATGATGAAAACTTTAAACAAAAGCTAGAAGTTTTGAAGGAGGATAGAAAAGATAATAGAGTTAAAAAACAATCGGCTGAGCAAAGCAAACTTATTTCTCAGAGAAAAGGGGAGAGGGGGGAGCTGCCAGAACAGCCTGGAGATATAACATCAGAAATATTAGGATAATATGGCTCAACAAATAAATCTAGATACGTCCCAGAGGGTAGATATCGTCTGCCGTAGGGGAGACACCTTTGAGATGTCTTTAACCTTAAAGGACGATGCCGCTACTCCAGTTTCGGTAGTCAGTGAAAACGATTCCTTTAAAATGGAGGTTAGAGCGTCTGATGACTCCAATACTGCTTATGGGACTACAGCGGGAGACACTAACGCTAATATTATACTTAGTACTTTAGACCCCAAAACGGACGGCGGTAATCTTAGCGCTGGCACTAAAGAAATAACGGTTAAAGACTCTAATGGCGTCAATTTACCTCATGCCGATAGCGGAACTGATTTGATTACAGACGGTATTGTAAAGTTTGCTGTTACGTCAGCTATAATGGCAGCTAGACCTGCTGGGTTATATGTTTACGATATTGAAATAACAGACGCCTCAGAATCAAGCAAGGTAACTACTTTAATTTACGGAACGTTTAAAATCAACGAAGACGTAAGTGTATAATGGCAACTAATATTACGATATCGACTGGAGGAAGCACTAAGATTGTTACTGTATCGCAGGCTCAGAATAATATAACGATTTCTGGTGTAGGAAACTCTTATGTTCATCCTAATCACACGGGAGAAGTTACTTCTACGGCAGACGGAGCTCAAATTATAACAGATGATGTAGTAGACGAGGCAAACCTAAAGGTTTCTAATACCCCTACTGATGGTTATGTACTTACTGCTCAGTCTGGGAATAACGGAGGATTGACTTGGGCTTCGCCTGGTACGTCTAGTGTTGGGAATGGCTCTATCACCACTGATAAAATAGCGGACGACGCTGTGACTGCCGACAAATTAGCCGACTCTATAAACTCTTCTATAACTGCTAATACAAATAAAGTTGATCTTACAGCAGATGGCGCGGGTACGATACACGTAAACAATCTTCCTACTGTCCCAGTTTCAAAGGGTGGAACTAACGCTACCTCCTTTGCAGACAAAGCTGTAATTATCACTCAGGGTAGCGGTGTAGATACGCTAGCTGCTGCGGCTATGACCACTGACGGATCGCTTCTTATAGGCGGTGGTAGCGGCCCAGCCGTAGCGACTCTTACTGCTGGCACCAACGTAACCATTACAAACGCCGATGGTGCGATTACTATCGCTGCCGCAAGTGGCAGTGGAAACGGAGATATCGAGGGTGTTACCGCAGGCACTGGTCTTTCTGGTGGAGGAGAATCAGGCAGCGTATCGCTAAACGTAGAAGCCGCTCAAACAGCCATTACTTCTGTGGTAAACTCTAGTCTAGAAATTGGCAGAGATGCCGACAATAGGATTAAGTTTGGCACTGACGATCAAATTATATTTGAGGTAGGCGGGGGCGATAATGTAATCATGAAGGCTTCGGGTGAAATAGAAGCCACTAAGTTTGACGGAGCGCTTGAAGGTAACGCAGATACCGCTACAGCTCTAGCTACTGCTAGAAACATTGGGGGTGTTAGCTTTGATGGGACTGGCAACATTAATTTACCAGGTGTAAATGCCGCTGGCAATCAAAATACTTCTGGGACCGCCGCTACCGTTACTGGAGCTGCTCAAAGCAATATTACCAGTCTCGGCACATTAACAACGCTAAGCGTTGATAACATAACGGTTGACTCTAACACCATAAGCTCCACGGACTCCAACGGAAATATTTTACTGGCTGCTAACGGGACTGGATTTGTAGAGTTAAGAGGGAATCAAGACGGCAGCGCTGACAACCCTGGGGCTATTCGTTTTAATTGCGCGGCCAACACGCATGGCATTACCATTAAATCACCTGCCCACTCTGCTGAAGCTATTTATACCCTTACGCTTCCCGAGGACGACGGAACCGATGGTCAGGTGCTAAAGACAGACGGAAGCGGGGTTTTAGATTGGGTCGATCAAGTTGCTGATACAGAAGTTGTTCAGGATATTGCGGGAGCATTAGTCGCTACTGGAGGGACTAAAACAAACATCTCAGTTACCTACGATGACGCTAACAACAATATGGATTTTGTTGTTGCTTCTGATTTAAATACTACGGGTAACGCAGGAACAGCAACAGCTCTAGCTACTGCTAGAACCATCGGGGGCGTTAGCTTTGATGGCTCAGCCAATATAAGCCTACCAGGTGTAAATGCCGCTGGCAATCAGAACACTTCAGGAACGGCTGCTGTTGCGACTTCTGTTACGGTAGCTGATGAGAGTGGTGATACATCGTGTAATGTTTTATTCACTACGGGAGCCACGGGAGACTTAGGTCCAAAGTCGGGAACTAACCTGACATTTAATTCTAGTACAGGTGTATTATCTGCCACCTCGTTTAATGGAGATATAACAGGGAATGTTCGTGGTTCTGAAGCTAGTTTTTTAGGACAGTCTTCATCGGTTGACGCTGCTGGAGAAGCGGAAGGGACTATAATTAAATTTGGAGACGACGCTACTACTGCGGGAAAGGTTTATACTTTTTCTAGCGGCACATGGGTTGAGGTTGATGCAAACTACGAGGCAAAAACTAAGGGTCTTTTAGGAATGGCTTTAGGGAACAACTCTACTTCTTTCGGAATGCTTATTTATGGTGTGGGATACCTCAGTCATAATCCTGGAAGTGCTGGTGATATTCTTTACATAAGCCACTCTGCAACAGGTCAGATTTCGTCTACATCTCCAACTGATGCTGGTGATTTTCATCGTGTAGTTGGTCACTGCTTAGCAGATAACAAGGTGTTTTTTTCACCCTCTCAAGACTACATAGACCTTGGCTAATATAGCGGACATAAACGGGGTGGATCTATCTAGGATCGCAGACATTAATGGCGTTGCCAAAGCTAACATTAGAGACATAAATGGACTAGATGTACCTAGCGCATCAGCCACTTTGACTTACATAGGCTATGAATTTACCGAAGAAAACCCTTATAATTCGTCTAACCCGCTAGTTGTTAATATACATAGTTCAGCGGCGGTTGGTGATTTAGGGGTGTTAATGTGCGCGACAGACAACCCTTATTCATCTAATGGATTCTCGGATATAAGCGGCTGGACTACTGAAATTTTGAAAGCAGAACCATCGGGCGTATCAGTAGACACAGAGATTTATTGTAGTTACAAAATTTTAACTTCGTCCGACATTAGCGCAGGGTCAGTTACTGTTCCTTATAACACTAATCTAACCTTTTTTGAAGGCGGCGGTTATATGCATATATTTAGGAACTTTGACACCAGTACGCCTATTGCAACCGCTGATAACTATAATTCAAATAATCAAAGTAGTATAACAACTCCAGCCGTAACGGGTGTAGTTGGTGGCTTTGCGTATGCATTTACCGCGTTTGATGGTGGTGACGGTGACCCCGTAACAACTACAACGAGCGGTTGGACTTTGGAATCTGATAATGACATAGGAACTGGCCAGTATGACTTAACAGTAGCCATTGCCACAAAAAACGCTTTGACCACCACAACTTCAACGGGAACAATGGCCTTTAATTTTAGCTCCTCTGACCAAGCAAGATCAGTTATGATATTTATTTACCCTGAATAAACTGCTGCTTTTAAATTAAACAAAGCGTAATTATCTGTAAATTTTCAATGTGCTAAATAGAGCTTGATTTATAGATTTTTTGTTTTTATTATATTTGCCTTATGGTATTGACTAAAAGCGAAAAATCTAAACTAAAAAGATATGGCCTCTCAGGGCTTAATAAACCTAAGAGATCTAGCGCTGGAAAGAAATCTCACGTTGTTGCTGTTCGTATAAACGGAAAAATCAAGATTATCCGATTTGGCGAAAAAGGGGCTAGCACGGCTGGCAAGCCAAAAGCTGGAGAAAGCGCTCGCATGAAAGCGAAGCGCAAATCGTTTAAAGCGCGACACAGAAAAAATATTGCTAAAGGACCTAGTAGCGCTGCCTACTGGGCTAACAAAGTCAAATGGTAATGAACGCTATCAAGTACAACAAGGGAGGTAAACTCAAGGTAAGCACGGCTACTAAAGCTGTTGCTGCTCCTAGTGGGTTTCACTGGATGGAAGAGAGAGGTAGATACTTTCTTATGAAAGGAGAATACAAACCTCATCCTGGTGCCGTTAAAGAAGCTAAGTTTAAGCTAGTCAGTCATGGCTAAGGTCGTAAAGAAATACAAGAAAGGTGGGTCTGTAAAAGACGCTTGCTATTACAAAGTGAAGTCACGCTACAAGGTGTGGCCTTCTGCGTATGCGTCTGGAGCTGTAGCTAAGTGTCGAAAGGTAGGCGCTAAAAACTGGGGTAATGGCGGTAAGAAAAACTAAAGCGGGTCTCGATCTAAAACGTTGGTTCAAAGAGGATTGGAAAACCTTATCTGGCGATGAGGATTACTCAAAAGGGGATCGTTCATTTAGACCCACAAAAAGGATCTCCGAGGATACACCAGCAACAGCTTCTGAGTTGACTGCCCAGGAGAAAGCAAAAGGTAAAGAAGAGAAGAAAAAGACAGGTAGGGTAAGTCGTTGGAAAAAAAGCTCTAAATAACAGATAGCAAATAAGTTATATATTTGCACTTCAAGTAAAATTTAATGGAACAAGAAAACGTTAACCCAGTAGAAGAGACGGCTCAAGAAGCTGTTGTTTCTGCGCCAGAAGAGTCTACACCATCATTTAGCTTTGTAAGCGATGAAGAGGTAGCTCAATCGAATCAACCGCAAGAACAGCTTACACAGGAAGCTGCCCCAGAGGTTGATCAACAACAAGAAATTACTGAAGAGCCAACGGAAGCGCAACCAGAGGCTCAACAAGAATATGCACCAGAAGAAGTCGAGACGGCTGTGTTCGAATTCCTTAGCGAAAGGCTTGGGAGGAACGTAAGCTCACTTGACGACCTACAGGCGCA